GATGTCGAGGTCACCAGCAGGTACGCGGAACACATCGCCAGTCTCAATTGTCTTTGCGCTAGTGAGTGCCGCATAAGCAAGCAAGTTACCGCCAGTTGATGCGTCCATCACACCAACGTAGGACACAGTGCCAAAGTTCGCTGTTGCTGTTGAGTATTCAACCGCCGCGCTAGTTGTCGCTGTGTTGCCAGTTACAGTGAATGTTACTGTCTGACGAGCGTATGCAGTGCCTGAAGTCGATACCTCAGTTCCTGATGCGTCCTCGTCTGGGTTCGATGTGAACAGTGCGAGATAAAGAGTTGCAGGAGCGGTGTAAGCGTTGCCACCGAACACATGATCCAGAATCTCGGTTTCTAAGTGGTTAGAGAATGACATTATCCAAGTCCTCTGATGTTAAGCCTGATGCCCGTTCCTGAGTTTTTCACGCGCTCAGATTGAGTGTTAAGGTTGACTACAGCCGCCGCATATAGCTGTGACCATAGTTGTAGCCTCTCGTCTTCCTGCAAGTATGGCGCAGAATGGATCAAACTGCCATAAAGGTATACGTCAGGGGCGTAGTCCAACAGCCAGTTGGTTGTGGTGCTATCTGACAGTGCAGGAATCTTTTTGTAGTACAGGAGTTCAAAGTCATAAGTGTCATCCGGTGTCGGATACAACTCGAACTCACCTCGTACATGTGCGTAGAATCGTGGCTTACCAGTGATGTCGTCATTGTTCTGGCGCTTGTCTGCAATGGCAGAGAGACTAGCCAGTTCAAGTGTTGACGTACCTGAGCCTGTTAAGTGGAGCCGGATCGTTTCGAGCCAGTCGGCAGGAACTTGCATGTACTGGTCACCTGGATCTTGCTGACCTGATGACCGCTCTTCCATCTCCCAGTGGCGAACGTCTCGGTTGATCTGAGCCTCTGCCAATGAAATGAAGTCAGGTATCACCGAATCGAGATCGGACCTGTTCAGGAAGTTAGCGATTGAGGTCTTCAACTCGCTGTAAGTCGATATTGCCATTACTTGCTCATCCGCTTGTTGTATGCATCCATTGTAGCACTACTCACCTAATATCTTCCGCCATAACATACTATTACGGTCTTTATCCTTCATTGCGTTCAATGCGCCACGGCCCATATACATTGATGGAACTAACGCTGTAGCATCTAATCCAATCATCAATGGATCGTACCAATCTGCCTCACCTCGGCCTGCCTTTTGTACACGCTGACCAGCGTCCTCCATTGCAAGACCTGCTAGAAGCCCAACAGGACCAGCCTGCTGTATGTTTCTGCCAAACTGCGCGGTTTTCCTGCCTGCATAATCAGCCGCTTTGCCGATTGCATTACTTGGACCTGGCTTGTAACCTCCGACATCTGGGCTTGGATCATATCCATCGCGCATGGTCTTGTTAGCGATCTGTGCCGCAAATTGTGGTGCAACTCTTGGCTTGGTGATCTTTTGACCAGTGTTGGCGTTCATCATTGCAAGATCAACTCGGCTGTCCTGGTACTTCTGTGCAGGAGTACGCATATCAGTGTTCATTGAAGCAATTTCTTGTTGTGTAAATCGAGGCATTTGTCCAGTCATCATCATCTCGATGAGTCGTCCGGCCTCTTGATCTGACATGTTCGCCATAAAATACCTACACTTTCTGTTGCATGTGTGTAAACTTGTTGTCTACGCGATTTAATCCTACTTGCCGCGTTAGAGCTAAACAGGAGGCCAATATGCCATTCAAACGCACAGTACTGCCCAACGGGCTTGTATTAATCGACTCATACGACATCACGCCAGAAGAAGAGTTGCAAATGTTCAACGACTTCGGAGGTGTCAATTTGTTCCCCTCTGCGAACCACCGTTCGCGGTTAAAGAATCAATCACAGAAGGCGCAAGAATCGAACCAACAAAAGCAGGAAGAATAACTCCGCTATCTACTGCTTTTTTCAGCCCTGCAATACCTTCATCCCGGAGGATTGTTAGGGCTGTCACTATGTCGTCTCGTATCGGCATTCCTTGCTGTTGAGCGAACTTAATATCTCTCTCCAGGTTCTGGCCAGCTTTGGCTCTCAAAGCAGGCTCGATTCCTTTGGCGAACACATCATTCTTCGATAGATCTGTTAAGAACTTAGATGTTGCTTCTCCGCTTCCTGTGCCTGCTTGCCACGCCGATTCATAATCCTCGTAACCAGTCTGTATTTTGACTCGATTTATTTCTCCAAAATTGAGAGACTTCAGATCGTCACCGAGTGCGCCTTTAAGCTCTTTACCTAAAGTAACGCCTGTTCTAGCTTCCCCAATCGGGCTGTAAACATCGTTGATTAGGTTGATACCTTTGCCAGTATCTACAGCAAAGAAACCGCTCTTATCGGCAATCGCACTGATCTTTGCCATTTGATCTTTGGTTGGGCTTTTTGACATCGGAATCGACAAGCTAGTTCTTTCACCTGCGCTGGTCTGTGAATCAGGAATTAGCTTGTGCCAAGCGCCTGCGTTCTGTACATCAACATATGCTCGCGCTGACTCTGCCATGTCGAGCAGATTGGACTCATTCGGCCTGATCGCTCCGCCCTCTGTCGTAACAAGTGGTCTTGCTACGTTAGCTGGATTGATCTCCAGCACACCTGTACTCGCAGGAGTATAAGCACCGACAGCAGATCGTGTTGGCTCATTGATCATCCCGCCAGCAGTATATATTGCATCCTGTCCCTTATCGTTCATCCATGACGCTTGGCCACTGTACGCCGCCCTTGTGTCGTATGGAGCATCGACAATACCCTGCAAGTATCCAGTGTTTGCTCCTGGCACTTGCTCGTAAGTGGACATTGTTTGGTACTTGGGTGAGAAATCACCGTAGTGCATTGCCGCGTCTTCTGGAGAAACGTCTCCAGCCCTGATCTTCGCCCCGGTCCATGCGGCGGCCTGCGTGTTCTTAGCGTCCCAATCTGTGAACCCTCCGACAGCGTTCTTGTTCAGATCGCGCTCGATAATCGCTGTTTGCTCGTCCATGAATGCGTGTTGCTGTGGGCTGAATCCTGCGTCCCAAGGCTTACCTTCTGGGAACTTAGCTGTAGGCGGGTGTGTATACCCAAATGCTCTGCCTTGCCAGATATCGTGTACCGCTGTGTTTGATGTGTCAGGCACAAATGCCATGCTTAGATTATCCGCAAACGGTTGGCGCTTAGGTCCAAGATGTGTGCGATCACCTTGCAATGCATACTCAATCAGTGGTGACTGGCTAGATGGAAATCGGCCAGTGTTAACAGGCATACCTGAAGCCGCTTGATTAACGCCTTTCACAGTAAATCCGAGGTTAGCATCAACGCCAGTTCCTTGAGACGTAATGCCGATTATATCTGCGATGGATTGTTGGTTACCTGGCGCTGTTCTGTTGATCCAGTTGCTAGATTCTTTGTACCAATCTCTACCAGCCTGTCCTAGATCTACCAAGTCCATGTAGTCACTACGCATCTGCGCGGCCTGAGCTTCATTGGTTACATTCCGAGGCGCTCCAGCAAACTGCTTTACCTTTCCTACGCCTTGTCTTGCCATTGGAGCCGCAGGAGACGCAACCTGGCGAGCCGCATATTCTAGCGCGTCAGCATATGGAATATTTGTCTCTTCGGAGATCCTTTGCGCTATCAACTCGATATCAGTCTTGCCTGTTGTCTGAACCACCCCTCTGATGATGTCATCTAGCAGTCCAATAGTAGCCTTACCGATTTGAGTTGATGCCATTTCGATATCCTAAGTATGTGATCACTTGGACATTTTACCACTATTGGGCGGTTACGCTACACCTGCGAGATTTCTACGAATCGGCGTATCCCAAGAATCTGTCTGACCGATGCCTTGTCTGTAGATTGCAACAAGGCCGAATGCGTCTGCACCATGTGATGCCCAGTCATGCTCTGGTCCAAGTCCAAGCCCTCTAGCCTCGTCACGCTTCTCGTGATACCAACCGAGAGCTTCTCTGCCGCCCTTGGTGTTTTCATCGTGGAATCGACAGGACGGGAACATGCGTCTTGCGGCCTCGATCCTTGATAGGACTGCGCCTGCACCTTGGTTAGGGATAGACTCAACGGTAAAGCCTGCATCATGTAGGAATCCCTCTGGCGTGACCTTGTAGACCATATCGTGCTTCCTGCCATCGTGTGGAAGGATACAAAGAGCATCCTCGTAGCCTTTCGATCTGAGCCAGTTCACATGCGACTCGAACGGTTGCCCGACAGCCTCGTAGTAATCAATGAGACGTATCTCTTCACCAATGTACTGAACAATCCAGATAGCAGTTGCATCCGACTTCTTGGAGGTTCCGCCGATGTCCCACACGGCATGTAGTTTGACAAGAGGATCTTTTCCAAAGAATCCGATTCTACCCTCAAGTGACGCTTCCGATAGGTGTCGAGCGTAGTACGCGCCTTCCAGAACAGTGGCATACTCTCCCTCCCATACATGTGGGTATCGATCAGGAGTCATGCGTAGGCAGTCGTCCTTCTCCTGCACCAGTACCTTAGATATCCAAGGATTGTGCTTCCAGTTAGCGTTGACTACGACAGCGCCTGTTGG